GTGGACCAGGCCCCGGCAAGCCAGTTATAAATAGCGATTAGCTCTCTTCCGCAAGCAGAGTCACATGACGCGGGTCAAGCATAAAGGCACCGACCAGAAAATCCATACTGAAGGTGGTGACTTTATGCACGATGTCATAAGACTTCACAACACGCACAGAGATGCCGTTAGCCGACGCCGTACCAGCGGTCTCGGAATCAGGCAGGTCAAGCATCGGGAACGCAACCGCGATGGACTTGTTATCAAAGATAGCACCGCGATATACCAGATTCTTACCAGAGCCAATAACCGTAACGGCAGCGGCATCCGGAACAATCTCGGTAATCGGGTCAACCAGCTTAATTTCAGTACCGGAGCCATCCTCAGCCACAATAAGCGGACGGCGCAGACCGGCAACCTGAATACGGTCGCCAGCTTTGAAACCGGTAGCGGAAGCAACGACAAGAACCTTATCGCCAATGACGTTCTTATCCGTCCCGTTAGCAGTAGTGGTAGCACCAGAACCAGCCGCGAAACCGGTCAAATTGGTCGGGAACGCAATGCTGGAGAACCACTGCATACCCATGAGAGCGCCCATTTGACCGGTACGCAGCGTGGTAAGACCTTCATTGCCGCGAGTCTGAGCCTGATTATACCAAGTTTGACCGAGCAGTTTAGCTTCAAGGTCAAGGTCAACCAGCACATAGCGGCCATCCATATTAAGCTGTTGAACAATAGCAGCCTTACGAGCCAAAGCCGCATCAGCAGCGGAACCCATCAAGTCAGTAGAAGTGTACAGACCAGCGGCTTGCAGAATTTTTCCACCAAGATAAGTGTCGCAAGTCTCAGCCAACTTGTAAGCGGCAGGACGCAGAACTTGAGCGGAGAAATCATCCAAATCAAGAGCAAGCTCACGGGCGGTCAACTCAACCGACACGTCAAAATGCTTCTCAATTTGCAGCGGGCGGGTGCTAGTAGTAATCGCCTGCGGAGTAATCGCAGTCGTAAACTCATCAACACGATACTCACCATGAGTGCGGTAAGAAACAGTGTCGCCAACTTTCCACCCGTTAGAACGAGTAGTAAAATCAGATGTCTTATCAATGGCGCAGAGCGGAGCAATTACAAGTGCATCTTCCAAATGCACCAACGCCTCCTGCGCAATCACATTAGGATGTTGCCAGATATTAGCCATAATAGTGTCTCCTATAAGGGTTTTTTATTACTACACCTACATTTTCAAGACCCTCTAGGTCAGACTGGGCGTAAATTCCACTAGAATCTAACCTATATATAAGCATTTTTCTAGAAAAGTCAAGAATCTAGAAAGAGTAAGTATAAACCTATTGTAAATCAACAGAAAAAGCCCCGTTAAATTATAACGGGGCTGTACAATCAACCGTGCATCAACTTCTCGCGCTTAGCGCGAAGTTCGCGGTATTTAGCGGAATCTCCTTTATTAGCCGCAGCAGTGATAGCTGCATCCAAATCAGACATATCACCATTATTAGGATTAAACTTGGCCGATTCGTTATCAGGCCAGAAGTGTCTCGCAGTAGTTTTCAAATCATTCACCCAAGCATCAGGAGTAAGAATAGTAGTGCCATCGCTGTTCATCAAAAGTTTACCTTTTGAATCACGAGCCTCAACAGTTTTATTATCCTCACCCAATGAAAAAATGGTATTGCCGCGAAGAATAATATCGGTCAAAGCCTCCGGACGAACTTTAGCTTTAATAGCCGCATTACGAAGAGCGTCTTCAACCATTTTAGTCTTATACATACTTTCATAAGTATTCGCCTTCTCTTGAACAGCGTCAAAATTACTGTTCATTTCTGTAATTTTGGCTTCATAATCACTCTTCAACGTAGCAGTTCGTCTCTCAATTACTTCTTCAAATTTCCCTTCTTTCAGCAATTTAGCCATTTCATCTTCTTGCAAGAATTTCAAAGCGTCAAGAGCCGCCTGCGGGTCTTTAATCTCACTGTATTTTTCCTGCAATTTCTTTTTCTCATTCAAAAGCTCATTGACTTTATTTTTGAGACCTGTGGTAGCCTCTTCAAGTCTTTCATTTAAGAGAGACTCAGCCTTCTCTTTCATACTTTCTTGCTCTTGAACATAAGCAGCCTCTAGCTTTGTACGCAAATCAGCGTCTTCAACAAACGAAAAGTCCATAATTAACTCCCTAAGTTAATTGTTAATAATATAATTATATTCATTAAGCACATACGCAGATTTTGTCAATTCTTTTTATTTTGAGCACCAGCAGTCACTTTAACAGTCCTTTCACTGACTATCCCGCCTAATCCTCCTGTTTTTCTCCTTCTTTTCTGAGAGCCGTTTTTATCATAATTTTGGTATCTGTCAGTGGACTCAAATCCTCCATGACCTTGAAATTTACCATCAAATCTATTTGCAAAATCTTGATTGCCCAATGGGTCCCCAGACCCATAATTCACTTGAGCTTGAACAGCAGACGGGTCTGGAATAACCGGCATACTGTTAAGATAATTCTTGATATTATGGTCTTCTTCAAGCAAAGACACATATTCCTCAAACGAAATAGTCTGGTCAAGCAAACCAGAAGACACCAAGTACCTATGTACCAGTTGGAGGGGGTAGACAGAATTGCCAACTCCAGTAGCCAACTCCCTCATAACATTCGCATCCGGAGTACCAAGCACCAAAGACGAAGGAGCATCAATCAATACCTCATCCTTATTATATCCGCCCCAATCACACATCAGTTCAATACAAGTTCTGATAGCAGAAAGGGCGGACAAATAAATTGAATACACAGAAGCGGATTGAGTAGCTTGTCTAATGCGAAGAGCTTCAGCGGCTTCAACACCTTTCCGCGCATCAAGGATTGCTACACCGTGGCGAATAGCTTCCTCATATAGAGTATCAATATGTTTTGCTACATGATTCAAAGCAGCAGTATCAGTGGTCGTATAATACACGCGGGCTTGTGAATCCGGAAGAGCAAAAAGAACAGAAGAACCTACAACATTCGGGACATTCTTTACATCTCCGGCCGCATCAACTTCGGCACCTGAAATACAGAGCGTCGGGTTGCAAGAAAGAAATTCAGAGTTCGCCAAGTCAGCCTGCTTCCGATAAATCTGAATAGCGCAATTTGCCACAGGAATCAAAGGAATAGGTTGCACTTCAGGAGCATTGCTGATACTACCAGCGATAACAATAGGCAATCTATCCAAGTTATTTCCAAAATACTCAGGTACAACAGTCTCATCTTCCACTTCTCTAGACGAAGAATCATAAGTCACAACCGTATATTTATCACCAATCAAACGCATTACTCTATAAAAATCTTCAGTCTCATGCGAAAAAATATCTTCAGGGTCTTTGTACCTCTGCTGTTTGATAACAGCAACTTGAATAGCTCTTTCATCATTCAAAGTACCTGACCGCCAGTTAATCAAGTCTTCAGCCTTATACTGCACGATGGTAAATTTATCCGGGTCTGAATCATCGAGGTCAACAACAAGAGGAACACGCCCTGTCTGCATAATTTCAATAATCACATCAAGGAAAAGTTGCCTCAAGTCACGCCCGTCCCGCGTGGCATTATCAATCAAATACTCAAGCTCTTTTGGGAAATTAAATTCCGGCAACTTCGTAATGATAATACCCAAAACACCTTGCAAAGCGTAGGCAGTAACCAGCGGAAAGTGAGCTCGTTCAATATAATCATTATAAGCGTCAGCATATTCTCCCGACATACCGGCAGGTCTGGGCAGGTATTTCTCAGCGGCATTTTTAATTGCCTGCTCCCCTTTCATACAGTCGCGTACTCTTTGCCATTCCGGAATACGCACAATATAGTCAGGGTGTTGAGTAGTAGCGTCCATTCTGGACGAGCCATTTTTTTGAAAAGTTGAATTTTTACTTCTTGCCATAATATACCGTCAGGCTACATCCTGACGCCTCCTCTTTTCATGGTGAAATTTTTTCTTGCCACAAGGTATCTAAGAGAGTCCACACAGTTATGAACCAATATCCCGTTTACAAAAAACTCATGCTCATCCTCCACAGTCATATCATATACAGGACGTTGTACATCTTCGGTAACAAATAAAACTGGGACAGTAACAGTGTCAATGCCGGTTACGTTTGTATCGTATACATTTTCCACTGTACTGCTTTGCTGTGCTGAATACACAGTATTTATTAAAAACTCAGACTTTTTTATCAATAAGTATCTTACAGTAGAACGAATATAATCACCCAAAGGGCTTACAATTTTTAGAAAATAGCGTTCAATTCTATAGCCATAAGTAACCAGACTTCTTAAAAAAGCATTACATTTTTTCCAAACTTTTGATTTTTCCGTTGGCAGTGTTCTATTCTTACCCCGTATTGTATTTTTTGCAATACCGAATAATACCACTGTACTCAAAATAGCTAATTTTATCGTCTGTAATACCTTTACTTGGGCTACAAACCTAGCATACTTTAAGAATTTTTCCGCTATAAACTCCCCGCACTTGCTTAGACAAGTACTTAACACCTGCTTTTGAACTTCAATGGGCATAGAATCTGGTTGTTGTACACTTGTAGCTGAAACCGTAGTAAC